ACGACCTGCCCGACTGGATTACGTCGTGGGAGGCGTACTACGGAAACCGTCACGGCCAGACCTGCCTTCGCACCTCATACAACACTCACGCCGGTCAGCACTCGCTCGGTGGCACTCCATTCCGTGGCAACTACGCCGGGATCGGCTACCGGTACGACGAAACGCTGGACGCTTTCATCCCGCCTCAACCGTTCCCGTCGTGGACGCTGGACGAATCGACGTTCCAATGGGCCGCACCCGTCCCCTATCCGGACGACGGCGAACTGTATGTGTGGGACGAGAACCTGCTGAACTGGACCCCTGCTACTCTCGGAGACTGACCTATGGCGATCACCTTCCCCACCACCCTCGACACGCTCACCGACCCGACCGCGTCCGACAAACTGAACTCGGTCACGGTCCCGCACGCCACCCAACACGCCGACCTGAACAACATCGTCGAAGCGTTGGAAGCGAAAGTCGGTGTCAACGACTCGGCGGTCACAACCTCGCTCGATTACATCGTGAAGGGTGCGACCGGTATCCGACTGTTCGCTCCGCGTGAGAAGTGGAACGTCGCGGCATCGGCGGCGACCGGCACCATCTCGGTTGACCTTAAGACGGCAGGCGCGTGGTACTTCACGAGCGACGCGACCGCGAACTGGACCCTGAACTTCCGTGGCGACTCCGGTGCGACACTCGATTCGCTCGTCGGTGTCGGCGAGTCCGTCACGGTCGCGTTCCTCGCAACACAGGGCGGCACCGCCTACTACGCGAGCGCGTTCCAAGTGGACGGGTCGTCGGTAACGCCGATTTGGTCGGGTGGCTCTGCGCCGTCGGCGGGTAACGCGGACTCGGTGGACGCTTACATCTTCACGATTATTAAGACGGCGGCGACACCCACTTACGAAGTGATTGCCTCTCTGACCCAGTTCGCCTGACCGATGCCGTTTCTGACAGCGTTCGCAGGCTCATCAGGCCGACAGTTCCAGTTCGGCGGTGGGAAGGCTAGGTTCGACGTTTCGTTCCTCGTCATCGCCGGTGGCGCTAACGGTGGAAGCGGTGGAGGCGGTGGTGGAGGCGGTGGTGGTGCGGGCGGTTATCGCTCGGCATGGGATGGCGAAACGTCTGGCGGTGGTGGTGCCGCCGAATCACCAGTCGAAGTTACTGCTAGCGAGTCGTACACGGTGACGGTTGGTGGGGCTAACAGCAACTCTGTGTTTGCGACCATCACTTCTACTAAGGGCGGAACTGGCTCGGGTTCAACCGGCAGTAGCGGTGGCTCCGGTGGCGGTGGAGGTAACGGCGGATCAGGTGGGGCTGGTACGGCGAATCAAGGGCGCAACGGAGGTAACGGTTCGGCGGATGCTGGCGGCGGTGGTGGTGGTGCCGCTAATAATGGCGGCAACAGCAGTACGCCAAACGTGAGTTTCGGCGGTGGTGGCGGTGCTGGTCGGGCTTCTAACATCACCGGCTCCTCGGTTACCCGTGCCGGTGGCGGTGGTGGCGGTGCTGGATATCAGTATGCCGGTGGAGGTTCTGGTGGTGGCGGTCGTGGCGCTTCCGGTGGCACGCCTACGCCTATCGCTGGAACAGCCAACACCGGCTCAGGTGGCGGAGGTTCCGCAAACTATGCTGGTGGCGGCGCTGGTGGATCAGGCATCGTCATCCTTCGATATCCCGACACCTACACGATCACTCTTGGAGCCGGTCTTACTGGCTCGACAGCGACCTCAGGTTCCGACAAGATCACCACGATCACGGCTGGTTCAGACACGGTAAGTTGGGCGTAATGGCACACTACGCATTACTGGACTCCAACAACGTGGTCACCCAAGTCATCACGGGACGAGACGAGGACGACCTTCCCGAAGGTGTGACCGATTGGGAGGTTTACTACGGCAACTTCCACGGCCAGACCTGTAAGCGAACCTCATACAACACGGTCGGGAATCAGCACTTGCTGGGCGGTACCCCGTTCCGAGGCAACTTCGCCATTCCCGACTACACCTACGACGAAGCCCGTGACGCTTTCATCCCACCTCAGCCTTACCCATCATGGGTGCTGAACGAGACGACCTGCTTGTGGGACGCTCCGGTTGCCCTGCCCGATGACGGGTGGAACGTCGAAGATGGAACTGGCATCAGGTACTACTGGGATGAGGCGACGACCAGTTGGGTCGCACCTGACTAAACAGCGATCCGCTCGTAGTTGAGGTTCAGCACACAGCGAACATGAGCGTCGGTGTGACTTACGCCGGTGTGCGGAATGTTGGAGTCGAACTCCACAAGCCTGTTAGCGATGCCTTCCACGACAGACCCGTCAGCGAACCTCGTGAATCCGTTGGTCGTGTTGACGTAGAACACGGCGGTCGTCATGTTCGCACAGTCAATGTGGAACCCTCCCTCAGAGTGCTGGTGATCCCGTGGCCCGAGGTTCAGTTTCGCCCTGAACAGTTTCGGGTTGCCGAGACGCTCCAAGATCGGCTGGAACAGAGGGTACGCCCAACTCCGCTCCCCGTCGAACTCTCGCACGACGACATGGGTGAACTGATAGCGGTCATCGTCTTCATCGAACACGATGCTCCCGTTGTAGTACCACGGAAAGTCACCACCCAACACGACCTCGGTAATGGCGGCGTGTTGGTCGGGTGAGAGGAAGTCATCCACGACTCTCATAGTTGACGAGCCTAGCGACTGACAGCCCGTCGTCTGACCGGCAACCCGGCTCGACGGTCGACTGCTACCCTCGACGTCATGTTCTCACCTCTCTTTCTAAAGGACGCCGCTGAGCGTGCCGTCGCCACGTTCGCCCAAACGCTCGTCGCGCTGGTCGGCACGAACGCCGTCGACATCCTGTCCGTCGGTCTCGCCGACTCGCTAAAGGCGGCGCTCGTCGCTGGCGGTCTGTCGCTTGTCAAGTCTGTCGCCGCGGCTCGCGGTCCGATCGGTGACGACTCCGCTTCCGCTGTTCGTCTGGACGGCTGACGGTCATGGGGAGGCCGTACACCGGTTGGGATGGTGACGCGAAGGGTCGTCGTGCCGGCACCGAAAAACTGATCCAGTTGATTGTCGCCATGTCTAATCGGGCCTTGTGGAATAACGGGTCTTGGGGCGTCCGCAATAAGCGCGGGAAGTCTTCTAAGTCGGTGCATGGCACCGGTCGCGCCTTTGACCTTTCATGGCGCAAAATGGAAAACAAGGGGTCCGGCGATTATGGAGACGCCCATCGGGTTATGGAGTTCCTCGCCGCTCACGCCGAGGCTCTCCGCATTGAAGCCATCTTCGACTATTGGCCCCATTACGGTGAGCACGGTCGCGGCTGGAAGTGTGACCGTAACGGGTGGCAGGTCTACACGAAGCCGGCGTTTTCGGGAGTTCCGGGCGACTGGATTCATGTCGAAATCAGCAACGAGTTTGCTGACGATCCCGGCTACTACGAACGGACCTTCCAAGCGATCTTGGCGGGGACGTCCGGGACTCCCGCACCCGCACCCGCACCGGAACCCGCACCCGCTCCGGCTCCAGCGCCGAAGGTGTCGAAGCCGGCCGGACGTCGCACGGTTCGCCGCGGCTCCCGTGGCGACACGGTGAAGGAAGTGCAGGCCCGCTTGAACGACCTCGGATTCAAATGCGGTCCGGCCGACGGCAAGTTCGGCCCTAAAACGGAACAGGCGCTCAAGGCGTTCCAAGCCGCAAATCAGCCTGAAGCCGGCCCCGTGGACGGGGTCGCCGGCAAGGTGACCTACGCCGTCCTCTTCGCGTAATGGAGTTCCGCGAACGCACCATGTACGTCCTTGCGGTCGGCGTGATGGCCTCGATCATTCTTGCCATCATCGGCGACTACGTCGTGGCATCGTTCGAGACGTTTGAGACCGGGGAACCGGTCGACGTTTCGTCGGACGTTATGACGCTCGTTCAGACTGCGCTCGGAGGCGTCATCGGTATTCTCGGCGGCTACTTCGGCGCGAAGGGTTCAAGCCGCCCGTCAGACGACGACTGACCGGTGCGCCGGCGGCTTTCGGCGGTAAGCCGCAGCCTTTACGTCATCGTTCTAACGGTCGCGTGGTTCGCACCCGGCGCTGCCGCTGCTGCCGGCTACATAGTCACAGAAGAGTCAGATTTCTATTTCACGGTCACCGACACAACGTCGACGATCATCTACGGCAACTCGAATGCGGGATGCAGCGAGTTCTCTACCGACCCGTATCTTTGGCTTTACAACTCGGCCGGGACGCTCGTCGCGCAAGACGACGACGGGAATCACAACTCGACGGACCAATGTGTGTCGGCGAAGATCGCGACCACGCTTGAAGCCGGCGACTACCGGTTACGGGCCGGATACTGCTGCAATCAGCGTGGCGTCGGTGCGAACCCCTACAACGGGGCGACCTATGAACTGGTCCTAAACTTCACGGCATGGCAAGAGACGACGACAACGACGGCGGCTACTACGTCGACCTCGACGACGTCTTCATCCACGACGACGGAACCGTCCACCTCGACAACGACGAACACGAGCACCACTTCCACCTCGTCAACCTCGACGACGACAACGACAGTTGTCGCGACGACGACCTCGACCTCGACGACCTCGTCGACAACTACGCCGAGCACGACGACAACGTCGCCGCCTTCTTCGCCAACTACCGTCGCCGTTTCCTCGACCACCTCGACGACAACGTCTTTAGTTCCAGCCCCGATTCAAGCGCCGCTGATCCCGGCCCCAAGTAGTCAAACAGCACCACCGTCGACAGCACCGCTAGAAACGGTCCCGACGACCACCGTTCCGCCGACGACCACGCTGCCGCCGACGACTACAACCTCCAGCCCGCCACCGTCGACTACAACCGTCGCGCCGACAACAACGACCATCACGGCCACCAGCACGATTCCAAGCACGACGTCCCTGTTGCCCGCCACGACCACAACAGCGCCGCCGGCCACCACGATGCCGACAACCACGGTTCGCGTCTCTACGACGAATCTAGAGCCCTCTCCGACGACCACGGTGAAGCCGCCGCCGGCTACTGACGCGCCTCGGCTTGCTCCGGCACAGATTGAAGCGATCGCTGACCCTGAAGTGCGGGAGGCGGTCGCTCAGATTGTCGCCGACCCGGAAGACGTCACACTCGAAGAGGCCCGCTCCATCTTCAGCGCGATTGACACACTCGAAGAGGACACTCTCGCTGTTCTTGTAGAAGCGCTTTCTGAGGCTGCTCCGGAAGTGAAAGCAGAGTTCGAGAGTGAGGTAAATGTTTATGACGGCGCCTTCGACCAGTACGTCCCGGCAGGCTCCAACGTGACGGTCGCCCAACGCCGTACCATCATCGTTGTGACGGCGGCGACGGCCTCACCGTTGTCACCGCTCGCGCCTGCATCCGTCCGACGCCGAAAGAGTCCGTAACGTGAAAATAGTCCGGTATGTAACCGAACAGGCGTGGACGCTTGCCGGCACCGGGCTCGTGCTCATCACCCTCAGCGGCTCAACCCGTACAATCGGCATATGGCTTTCCGTGATCGCGACGCTGCTCCACTTCGTTTCGTATCTGCTTCCCGAGGAATCCGACTGATGTTCAAGAATGTTGTGCTCCGCATCTTTGCCGTGTTCGCCTATTCCGCGATGGCGATTATTGGCGGAGCGTCGATGTTGGGTGACATCCCCGTTTGGAAGGCGGCGGTCCTCGCCGGCATTTCAGCGACCGCGCAAGTGATGGAACGGCTCGCTCGCGCCTTCGCGGACGACGGGCACCTCGACGTCGACGAAATAAACGAGGCCTTCACCGGTCACCGAATCGACAGCGCCGAGTGACATGGAAGCCGTCATTGTCCCGATCGTTGTCGCCGTAATCGGCGGGCCGATCATGTGGCTTCTAAGACGGCTCGAACGTGCGAACACGAGTCAGCACGACGCGAACATGCAAGAACTGACACGGGTCGCCCGGTCGGTGGAACGGGTCGACGAAAAGATGGATCGGCTCGACCAGCGAATAGACGCTCACCTTGAATGGCACGTTGATAATGACTGGCGTAGGCGAACTAGCCGAGGCGCTTGACAGTTGCGCCGATTGCAAGGTGCTTTGGTCACCTGAACATTCCGACGTCTGTTGGATATGCGGCCGGCCGCCGTCCGCGCTGACGGAGCGCCGCACCGCCGAAGAAGAGGCGAACGACATTCTCCGAAAACTCCGCCGAATAAATACCCGAAGAAATCTTCGATAAGGGGTTGACAGCGGGCAAACTATCCGGCATACTTGGAGACATGACCACCACACACAGCACCACACCCGCCCGCTACACCGACGCCGAAGCCGTCGCCATCGCCCGCACCATCACCGAGCAAATCGGCCGGATGAACGTGCTCGCGATCTCCGGCGGCAAGATGTCCTACGCCCACGACGACGAAGGCGTCGAACTGGTCCTCCCCTGCGGCTACGGCTACGAGGTCCGGATCAAGTACGTCGCCGGCCGCGACACCTACAACGTGATCCGCGGCTACCGGCGCGGCCTCTCCTACTGGATCAAGGGCCAAATGACCGACATCTACGACACCGAGGTCGGCGAAGTCGCCTACCGCGCCGGGATGTTCCGCGACGACTGGACGACCGACGGCGCCACCAAGGTCTGCTGAGATCGCCGACCGGGCCGGCCCACCCCACCCCCTGACCGGCCCGGTCGGTTACACCACAAGGAGGAAAAGTGAACCTGCCCGTACCCGTCAGTAACGGTCTGACGTTCGACGACATCGTCCGCCAAGCGGAGATTCTCGCGTCAAGCCGCATCATCCCGCGCTCTTACCAAAAGGCGCCAACCGACATCATCGCCGCCGCCCTCGCCGGCCAAGGCTTCGGATGGGACGTTATGACGTCGCTCCGCAACTATCACGTTATCGAAGGCTCCGCGTCGCTCCGCCCGGAAGCGATGCTCGGCCTTGTAAGACGCGCCGGCCATTCCGTCGGCGTCGCAATCTCACCGGACGAAGAGGGACACGGCCGCACCGCGTTCGCTCACGGAGAACGGGCCGACACCGGAGACCACCACACCGCCAGATTCAGCGAAGCGGACGCCCGCAAGGCGGGTCTCGCCGGCAAAAAGAACTGGCAACAGTATCTCGATTCCATGCTCACTTGGCGAGCGGTCTCCCAACTCTGCCGCGTCCTCTTCCCTGACGTCGTGCTCGGAGCCGGCTACGTTCCCGAAGAGATCGGCGCCGACGTCGACTCCACCGGCACACCGAACGAGCCGGACCCGTTCGAAGAGCAGACCGTGCCCGTCGCCGAAGCGAAGAGGCGAGTCCTCGAAGCGTGGAACGGTGACAAGCAGGCCGCCCGCGACTGGTGGCAAACATTCGTCGGAGACCAGCCGATCACCGAACCGGAACTCGACAAACTGCTGTTCTCGCTCTCAGAAGCGTTGCAAGGTGTCGGACTCGACGACGACGACACCGAAGCCGATTCTCCCGTGTAGGCTCACGGGCCGGGCCGGCAGCCCGCACCACCGACCCGGCCCACCACCACCACAAGAGGAACCGTGGCAATCGCAAAGTATCACGGCCTCCGACCACCACGAAGGAGGAACATGGCAGACCACTACGTCTCCGACACCGGCCCGTTCGCGCTCATCCCCGAATGGGTGATCAGACTTCCCGTAAGCCACGGCTCATTTCGCCTCTACGCCACGATCGCCCGCTTCGCGGACTACGACACCGGGCACGCCTTCCCGTCACGGCAGACGCTCGCCGGCCGCCTCGACGTCTCAACAGACACGGTCGACCGATGGCTCCGCGAACTGGAGAAGGCGGGCGCCCTCGAAATCACCCGCCGCAAGGATGGCTCCGTCAATCAGACGAACCTGTACCGGATCATTCGCGTCTCCCCGACCGCCGAGGGTGGCCGCAACGGTACGGCTACCCCTCCCCGCAAGGATGCGGCTACCGGTGGCCGCAAGGATGCGGCCCAAACGAAAACCAGTATTGACCGATACTCCCCGAAAGACATCGTTGACATCTTCCAAGCGTGGCTCGACTCCACCGGACGCGACGAGAATCGGACACGGCTCGACGACAAACGGAAAGCGATCATCAAAAAGGCGCTCGCCCTGTACCCGGCCGCCGACCTTGTGGACGCCGTCCAAGGGTGGAAGCAGTCAGCGTTCCACCGCGGAGAAAACCAGCACGGCAAAACTTACAACGATCTCGGCCTGCTGCTCCGTGACGCCGAACACATCGAACGCTTCCGAGACCTGCAACGCTCCGCCAGCCGACGCGGCAGCAAGCGGACCGCCCGACCCTACGACTTCGTCCGACCGAAACCGTGCGGCAAATGTGAAGATGGCTGGATGACCGAACACGACGAACGTGGCCGACCCGCCTCCCGACTTTGCGACTGCCAGAAGCAGCCGGCATGAAGCGGACACCGCTCCAACGTAAAACACCATTACAACGAGGCAACAGCACGCTTCGCCGCACTCCGCTCGCCAAGCAGTCAGCGAAACGAAAGACGGAACAGGCCGCCCGCCGCAAACTGGTGACCCGACTCCTTCACGAACGGCCACGCTGCCAAGCGGGTCCGCTCATCATCACCGAACAGCCCGGCTTCCGGTGCGGCGGCTGGAGCGTCGACATTCACGAACCGCTCACCCGCGCCAGAGGCGGCTCCATTCTCGACGAAGATAACGCGATCGCGCTCTGCCGTCTCTGCCACGACTGGATTCACGAACACCCGGAACCGGCAACCCGTCTCGGACTTTTGCAACACTCGTGGACATGAACGAGCATTGGATCATCACCGACCGCACGAAGCCGTGGACCGCGAACGCTGAACGTCGCTGGCATTACCAGAAGCGGGCCGCGATGGTGTCCGACGCCCGGCAACGATTCTTCTACCTTGCGAAGCAGGCGAAAGTTCCGACGCTCACCGCCTGCATAATCACCGCGGTTCCGTGCTCGAAGAACCGGCGGTCGCTCGCCGACGTCGCCGCTTGCTATCCGACCGTGAAGGCGGCAATCGACGGGATTGTGGACGCCGGCGTCATCCCGGACGACGACCCGGAACACTTGCAGGCGGTCACGTTTCTGCCGACCGAGATCGCCGGCTTCGACGGGCTCCGAATCCACATTCTCGCCCTCTAAAAAATATCCGAAAAAATCCCGAATATGGGGTTGACATCCCGAAACCTATCCGGCATACTTAGAGACATGACCACCACACAGACCACCACCAAGCACTACTCCGACGCCGACCTCGCCAAGATGGTCGACAAGTACCACGCCGACCATCGGCTCTACGCCGACAGCCGAGTGGGAGACGCCCGCGGAGAACGCGCCTACGCCCGCATAGAGAAGATGTGCGCCGACCTCGAACTCGCCGGACAGATGGGCGACTTCCTCGCGCTGCTCCGCGACTGAGACCGACCACCACCGAAGGGACCACCACAATGACCACCACCGAAAACATCCGAGACCGAATCAGCGCCGAGTGCGTCCGAGGCGAAGTCGGAACCTACGACGTCATGGTCGACGGCGAAGTCGCCGTGACCGTCACCGGCGCCGCTAACCTCGCCGCGGTCCTCCGCCGCGTCCGCGACGAACTGATCCGGGCGGCCTGACATGAGCGTCCGGTTCAAATCTCACGCACAGATTCAGCACTACCGCGACCAAATGGTCGAGTTCCAACCGGAACACCTGCTCTGCGAAGAGTGCTGGGAACTCGCTTCCTCCGCCTACGCCGAGGCGCTCTGCTTCGGCGGCGCCGCCCAAGTCAACTTTCAGCGCGTGCAAATCCGGGAAGGTGAGTCTCACCCGATCGGCGAGAAGCACGGAATGTTCGCCACCATCACCAAAAGGAAGGACTGACATGAATCACACAATCGTCATCGGCAACGAGTCCGTCATCGTCGACGAGCAGTACCGAACAATGCAAATCGACTACTTGCCGGCAGGCGCCCACTCCCGCGGCCTCCGTTGGGAGTTCGCGACCAGCAAGCACGGCGCCATGCGAATCCGCCGCCTCTACCGGGCCGCCCGCAAGGGTGGCCTGAGCATGGCGGTCGCAAGATGGGACATTTACGCGCTACTCAACGGCTCAATCTACGCCTCGGTACGGAAGCCGATGAGCGGCGTTCAGACAGAGCGATGAGGCCCGCAATCGGCGACAACGTGGTTCTGCGCTACTCGCCGGCCGGCGACACGGAACCGGTCACCATCCGCGGCAAGTTGGTGCGAGTCGAGAACGAGAAGAATCTCGGAATCCGCACCTCCGCCAAAAAGATTCGGTGGGTTCGCGCCGAATGGGTGCTCGACTGGCATCCGGCCGACGACAACGGGCAACACAGCCGATAGGCTTCCGCTACCACCACCGACCACCAACAAGGAGCAACATGAACTACGAACTCCGCAAGACCGAATATCCGGGCGGCGGCTGGATCGTCAAAGCGACCCCGGTCGTTCGGGCAGTCACCGACGAAGCGATCCGCCCAACCCTCTACTCATTCCGGACGCTGGACGCCGCCCGCCGCTTCATCGCCCACAACTCGAATGTCGTGAAGCGTGTCCGTCTGACCAAGGTGACGGACACCAACTACACTTACAAGGCGTAGTAACGGTGCGATTCTGTGGTGGTCTCGCACCGTTGGCCCCGCCCTCACCGACGCACGGCAGAGGGCGGGGCAACTACAACTCGCCTCGCCGCCGCCGACGCCGCTTCTCCGCGAATCGCTGCCGCTCCGTCATCCCACCCCAAACGCCCCAATGTTGGTGAAACTCTAAGGCGTACTCCAGACACTCGTCTCGAACGCTGCACTCTTCGCAAAGTGTGAGCGCCTCTAACGGTCTCCGCCCGGAAGGCGGATAGAAGAGGGAGATGTCCTTTCCGCGACAGTTCGCCGCGTCAATCCACGGGCCGGGAGGCGGCGCCGCAACTGGCAACTCCCATTCGTCCCGTGTCACGCCTGAAACGGTACATTCCGTGTTGACCGCTCCCGACATGCCGCCGACCCGCTAACGTGGCGCAGATGGCAAACGAGCCGGCAATCCGGGGAAACGTGGAGCACGTTCCGGTCGACCGGCTCACCCCGCACCCGGCGAACCCGCGAGAAGGGGACATCGGAGCGATCGCGGAAAGCATCCGAATGAACGGCTGGTTTGGAACGATCGTCGCTCAAACGTCGACCGGTCATGTCATCGCCGGCAATCATCGGCTCGAAGCGGCCCGCCTGCTCGGCATGGAAGAGGTGCCCGTCTTTTGGGCCGACGTCGACGACAACACGGCCCGCCGAATGCTGCTCGCCGACAACCGGACAAGCGACCTCGCCACTTACAACCTCGACCTGCTTGCGGACATCCTCCGCGAAGCGGCCACCGTCGACACGCTGACTGGCACCGGATTCGATCCCGATGACCTCGACTCGATTCTCGACTTGCAGCCCGAGCCGCCGCAATGGGATGAACCTCCCGCCGCCCGCTTCCATAGGTGCCCGTCCTGCGGTTACGGTTGGCAGGCGTGACCGAATGGGCAAGAGAACGGCATCCTGCCGGACGGAATCTACGAAAATCGTCGCCGTTCGCCTCGCCCGCGTGGACGCCGACATCATCCAAGCGGTTGCAAGAGAGCACGACATCACACAATCGGACGTCATCCGCTGGGCGATCGCCGAATGGGAAGAGCGCCATATTGAATCCATACGACGATCCACAAGTGGCTGACCGCTACGACCTGCACTACTTCGGTCGCGTCGAGACGGCGGAAGATCAAACATTGCAATCTGCCATTCTTCCGCTCGCCGTGTCCGCCGTCGTGCTCGACCTCGGAGCCGGCACCGGCTTAGTGAAGGCGCTCACCGACCCGCTCGCCTACGTCGCCGTCGACTCTTCCGCCCCAATGCTGCAACACCTCATCAGCACACACCCCGAAGTATTCACTATTCAAGCGGACCTGAATACGTCCGCCGGCATCCGTCACCTAATGGAAGAAGCCGCCTTTATCGGCCCGTTCGATCTCGTCACCTGCATATTCTCCGGACACTTCATTCACAGCCGGCGCCTCTTCAAAGCGGCCTACGAACTGCTCACCCCCGGCGGAATGATCGTGCATCACGGAAACATGCCTCGCCGACGCTTCCGGAGAGCCGGCCTTTATCCGGAATGGCAGAACCTTGAAACACACCCGGAGTACCGGGCCGACACCCTTCGCGAGCGCCTCACACAAGCCGGCTTCGAAGATGTCCGCATCGTCGGCATGAACGCGGTCCCCGACTGGATCACCCGCCACCTATCACCCAACACAGCCTTTAGGCTGATGTCTATGTCCCGGCACATTCCGGCCCGATGGCACTTCCACGCAGCCGGCTTCGGAAGGAAACCCTATGACCGCTAGCAGACGACTCGACCTTGGAATCGACGTATTTAACGAGGCCGTCAACCGGCTCGTCAAAGTGTACGAAGAGGGACATCGCATCATCGTCTCGTTCTCCGGTGGCAAAGATTCTGGAGTGTGCATCGAACTGGCGGTCATCGCCGCCACCATTACCGACCGGCTCCCCGTCGAAGTGCTCATGCGCGACGAAGAGGTCATGTTCCCCGGCACCTTCGAATATGCGGAACGGCTGGCCGCTCGACCCGAAATCGACTTCCATTGGATTTACGCCCGGCAGCCCGTCATCAACTGCTTCAATCGGCGCCAACCGTACTTTTGGGTGTTCGACCCGATGCTCGACCCGTCCGAATGGATGAGACAGCCACCCGACTTCGCTTACGAAATCCCCGACAAGAACATTCTCGACATGATCAAACCGGACCGGTTCCCGCCCCCGGAAGGCAAAGAACTCATGTCCGTCATCGGGCTCCGAATCTCCGAATCGTTCTCCCGTCGCCGCGGACTGTTCTCATCGAAGGGGTACATAACGAAGCCGCAACGGCACGGCGTCCGTCTCGTCCGCCCAATCTACGATTGGAACGACGGCGACATCTGGAAGGCGATCTCCGAGAACAAGTGGGATTACAACCATGCTTACGACGTTCTGCACCGGCATGGCGTCCCGCCACGAGAGTTACGGATCGGTCCGCCGACCATGAACATCCACGGCGCCAACAACCTTGCGGTCGCCCGCATCGCGTGGCCCAAATGGTTCGACCAACTGGAGCGCCGACTCCCCGGCGTCAAGACGGTCGCACAGTTCGGGAAGCGTGCCGTCACCGCGAACCGGCGGCTCGGCGAAACGTGGGAAGACACCTTCCGTCGAGAGTGCATTGAGAAGGCGCCCGACTGGATCGCTGACCGCTCCCTGAAGGCGATGAACGCGACACTTGCCGCTCACGCCCGTCACGCCTCGACACCGCTTCCGGACACCGCCCGCTGCTACCAATGTCATGTTGCGGTCGGCTCATGGAAGAAGATGACCGACACCCTTTATCTCGGCGACCCGTTCAGCGCCGCCACCGGCGGAATCCTGCCGCTCATTGAACCGGAGTTCTTCCGGCCGGGCGCCGGCCAATGGGGAGGCAAGCCGACATGGTGAACCGGCACAACATCGCGGCCGACGGTTCATGGCGGTACACCGGACAACACGACTCATTCCCGATCGCCCCCGGAGAAGTATGGGCCGTCGACCGGCACCTCTTCGTGTGCGCCGACGCGGAGCGGCAAGAGCAACCGTGGACCCTCGCCGGAGTCCGCACCGAAACGATCGCATTCGTGTACGCCGACCCTCCCTATTCGGCAGGCATCGCCCGCTCTTACCGCACCAAAGCCGGCGTCGACGGCGGTAAGGGTGCACCGGTCGACTACCCGAATCTGGTCCAACAGTTCGTTGCGGCCGCTCGACTCAACGAAACGGTCGCCTATGTTGAATCCGGTGTGAAGACGGTCGATCAAGTGGCTGACGCCTGTCAGGCCGTCGGAGCAGAAATCACCGGCCGTTGGAATATCTCGTTCTACGGCAAGGAGCCCGCTCGCCTCATCGCCGCCGACTTCCGACCGCAACCGGTCAACGATCACCCCGACTTCGAAGGTGTCGACGACGACGACACGCCGGCCCTAGCGGTCGCCCATTGGGCCCGTAGGCGCCCGAACGGTCTCGTGCTGGACCCGTGTGCCGGCCGCGGCCTAACAGCCCGCACAGCGCAACAGAGCGGCTACCGGTCCGTGAACGTGGAACTGTCTCCGTACCGGCTCGCGGAAGCGATCGCGTCCGTCGCCCGCCTCACCGGCACCAATCCGATTAGGGTTGTTCCGTGACCACCGCGAAAACGACGAATGCTCAAACTGTCGAAATGCTCGGCGACCTCCCCGACCGGCTCGCCGCTGCACCCTTCCGAACAACAAAACGGTATGACCCGCCCCACGAATATCTGATGACGTTCGACAATCCGGACCGCATCGCCCTCTGGCATGACCTTCGAACCGCGCTCACCCTGTACGGGATCACCCGCCCGTTCTACCGAAGCAAGCAGACATGGAAGTATCTCGACCTCCCCGACGGTTACACCTATTGGGTTATGGCGCAATGGCTCCGCCCCGACTGGCGAGAAAAGTTCGACCCGACCGATAACTACGTCATCAACCGGCAACGGACCGACGTCGCAGTAACCGGCAGATGGGCAACAAGTGAGTGAACCCCGCTTCCTGATGATGGCCATTGAAGGCCGCCGGCCGATCGTGGAGTACGTCGCGCAGCACATCCCGAACCTTGAAGTGACATGGGAGCGCGGACAAGGCGCAATGGACACCTTCCTTCGTCACCTCCGATCAGCCGGCAACGACCCAATCGTCAGAATGGAGGACGACATCATCCTGACCAAAGGATTCATGCCGGCCATTCTCGCCGCTATCGAAGAGCACCCCGACAACCTCATCCAGTTCTTCACCCGCCACAAGGAGAACAGCGAACAAGGTTCCCGCTGGATGGCAGGCTCCACGTTCAGTTGGAACCAATGCTCATTCATGCCGGCCGGAATGGCTGGACAGGTCGCCGACTTCTACGACGAGCCACTTTGGCAAGAGCGCCGCTACGAACATCCGACAGGGCTCGACAACCTTGTGTGCGACTGGCTCACCACTCACCGCCAGAAATACTGGCTTCATAACCCGAGCCTTGTCCAACATGCCCGGACCGTCTCCGCCATAGACCGGCGACGAGCCCGCAACCGTCACACAAAGTTCGTCGCAGAGTTAGAATACGACGGCTTCCCCACCGAATACCTCCCGTAACCCGACCCGCACCAGCAAGGAGCACTAATGGCAACCAAAGGCAAAGCCGCAGTCGAGAAGAAGAACAAGAGTCTCGAAAAACTGGAGATCGTCTACGCGGCCCTCACCCAAATCAAACCGAACGATTACAACCCGAACCGGCAGTCCGACGCCGACTTCGACCTTCTGCTCCGCTCAATCACCGAAGACGGCTTCACGCAACCCATCGTCGCCGTCCGCACCGAAGACGCCGAACTCGCCAAGCAGTACCCGTACACCATCGTCGACGGCGAACACCGCTGGAGAGCAGCAAGCCACCTCGGAATGAAAGAGGTACCGCTCGCCATCGTCCCGATGACCTTAGAACAGGCCCGAATCGCCACCCTCCGCCACAACCGGGCCAGAGGCTCCGAAGACATCGAACTCGCCACCGAAGTCCTCCGCGACCTCGAAAAACTCGGCGCCCTCGACTGGGCCCAAGACAGCCTCCAGTTGTCCGACGACGAACTCAACCGGCTTCTCGAAGACATCCCCGCCCCCGAAGCCCTCGCCGGAGAAGACTTCGGCGGAGCATGGGAACCCAAAGACATGGATGCCCCCGAAGGCGTCACCGCTGCTTCAACCGGCGGACACCAAGAGGTAGCCCTCACCCCCGCCGCCATCGAAGCGCAGCGCGACCGAGAGAAGCGCCTCGCCGAAGCCAAGAACGTCGAAGAGCGGCAACGCATCGAACAGGAGCGAGCGATCTACCGCCTCAACCTCACCTTCACCAACGACGAAGCAAAGATCGTCAAGGCCGCCCTCGGCGACCGACCCGCCATCCGGCTTCTCGAACTCTGCCAAGCGGCAGCCGGCTGACCCGTGTAACATCCCCGTTTACGGGACAGAAGGAGCAATGACATGGCGACCCCGAAGCAGGCTGAGATCGCGCAGCGTCGAACGCAGGCGCTCGAACTTCGTGCGGCTGGTCTGACCTACGAACTGATTTCGCAGCGTCTCGGCTATTCGTCGCGGCAGGCTGCCCATCGGGATGTTCAAGCGGCGATTGAGCAAGCGGTGGAACTGCCGACGCGGGAGATGCTGAACGAGGAACTGAACCGGCTCGACAAGATGATGCAAGGGTTGTGGGCGGACGCCCGTAAGGGTGACCCGAACAAGGTGGGTGCCGTCCTGAAGATTATGGACACCCGCGCCAAGTATCTCGGCCTTTACGCCCCTGAGCGGCTGCAAGCCGAGGTTCGAATCGACGATCCGACGAAGGTGGCGGAGAGCATTCTGGAGATCGCCGACTCATTGCGGGCTGGAGATGCCGCCAAGTAAGCCGAAGGCGACAGGCCCGACCCGTGTCCTCTTCATCGGTGTCCTCGGTGAGCGGTTCGTGTGCCGGTGCGGCCGGTCCCTGAGACGCGGAATGATTGTGCATCCCAAGGATGGCGACCCGGTCTGTTCGCTGGCATGTGTTCCGCCGGCTGATCCTCCGGGCGAGTGACCGTGACCTTGTCCCGGCAGGAGGCGGCCGAACGGCTCGCGTCCCTTCCGGTGGAGGTGCAAGGCCGCATCCGGTGGAGATTGCAAGCGAGACCGGAGCAGTTAGCGCCTGAAGAGTTCTTTGTGTGGTTGCTGGTCGCCGGCCGCGGATTCGGTAAGACGCGGACAGCAGCCGAATGGCTTGCGAATGAGATGGTGCTCCGGCCGATGACCCGCTGGGCGGTCGTGTCGCCCACGTTCGGAGACGGCCGCGACGTTTGCATGGAAGGGGAGTCCGGGCTCCTTGAAGTGTTGGACCGGGCGGTGCGCTCTTATAACCGGACATCCACCGAGATAGTTCTGAATAATGGGAGCCGGGCCCGCGTTTATCCGGCGATCACCCCGGACCGTCTCCGCGGCCCACAGTTCCACGGCGCTTGGCTCGACGAACCGGCATCGTTCCGGTACGGGATGCAAGTGTGGCAGACCCTTCAACCGGCGCTCCGGCTCGGTGACGCCCCGAAGGTGGTCGTGACCGGCACGCCGGCCCCGGTGCCACTAATGCGCTATTTCATGTCGCTCGTCGACAACGAGACCGTGTTCCTGACCCGTGGCCGCACATTCGACAACGCGGCAAACCTGCCGCCTCTGCTACTCGACCAGTTGCGCCAACGGTATGAGGGCACCCGGCTCGGCCGCCAAGAGTTGTACGGCGAACTGTTGGAAGATGTGGAGGGCGCCCTCTGGACCTACGAGTTGGCAGGCCGCAACAGGTGTGCGGCACCTGATGACCTCGACCGGATTGTGGTCGCGATTGACCCGGCCGCGACCGCGAAGGACACTTCGAACGAGACCGGGATCATCGTCGCCGGCTCGAAGGGTGACCGCGGCTTCGTCCTTGAAGATTTGACTATGCGCGGCTCGCCGCTCGAATGGGCCGGCAAGGCGGTGGACGCCTACCACCGTTGGGAGGCGGACGCGATCGTCGTTGAAACGAATCAGGGTGGCGACATGATTGCAACCACGATCCGGACAGTTGACTCGACGGTCCGAATCAAAGAGGTGCACGCAGCCCGCGGGAAGCAGACCCGCGCCGAACCGTGTGTCTCCCTGTATGAGCAGAACCGCATATTCCATTGCGGCACGTTCACGACGCTTGAAGATCAGATGGCCTCTTGGGTGCCGCACCTTATGGAATCGCCGGACCGGCTGGACGCGCTCGTGTGGGCGTTGACCGACCTTCTGCTTGGCCGGAAGGCGCCGCCGACTGTGGTGCCCGCTTCTATGGAACGCGCCTCCCCGTGGCGAATGTGACCCCTATCGGAAAAAATCTTTGATATGGGGTTGACATGCGGGTTGGTGTCCGGCATACTTGACCACATGACCACCACACACACCACCACCAACACCACCCGCGGCACCCTCACCGAGATCGCCGAACGAGACAAGTACGGCCGCACCGTCCGCCGCTACCAGTACGCGGACCGCACCAACCTCGGCGTCATCGTCAGACTCCCGAAGTCCGCGATCGCCGCCGGCCGGCTCCCGTACCTCTGCAACAACTGGACCACCCGCGAGGTCGTCGAGCACGCCACACTCAAGGCGGCCCGCGCCCAAATCGTCGTCTGGCACGACGCATCCTGACCACCACCACCACAAGGAGACCACCACAATGAGACACTTCATCCTGACCATCGCGATCCCGGCCGACCAGTTGGACGACCCGGATTGCAAGTTCACCGCCGAAGAAATGCGCCAGTTTCTCACCGAGAACGCGCAGAACGGCGAAGACCTGAACCTCGGCACGAACATCGGCCCGGTGTGGATCACCGACCTCACCGTCACCGAAGATGATCGCCCGCTCCGCCCGTATGCCGACGCGCAGGCGGCCCGGTGAACGCCGCCGACCGGGCCATGCCCGAACCGACGATGACCGTTGCCGAAGCGGCTGCCCGGCTCCGCGAGAAGGCCGCCGACCTCGACCGCGAACGGCACGCCTCGTTCGAACGGTGCGACACGGACGGCGCCCTCTCCCAATGGGCCGCTGACATCAACGCCCGCGAAGCGAGACTTCAGGCCGACCTCATCGAACGCGGCGGGCTCGCCGAGTTCACCGCCCTCTTCGACCTCGACGGAAACTGGGTTCGCGCCAAGCGGATCAACGGCCGCTACGGCGATTGCTGGATGCTTCTCGACGAGGACGGGGAACCGACCGGAGAGTT